GATCAATCCTATGTTTTCATTTTTATCAAGCCACGTGTTCTTACCCGATGATGGGTGCATAGGCCAGCTTGGACCCAGTAGGGTTAAATGGTTGTAATCGCTTGATGGCGGATTGCGATGGCGGTACCCCGTCTGCTTGGTCAAGGACCCATTTTAGTATTTTTGATAACCATAACGATGCCTGACGTGCCTCGATTGGTTGCCAACCAATCTGGATTGAACAATGTGAAACAGAATAGCGCAGGAAGCGCGAAGAGGATCAACACATTGGGCTTTCTCGAGGTTCTCGAAAATAGTTAAATGAATGTGAAAACAAACCTTGTCGACAGAGTCAACCGAATGGCTCCACATTGTTTGTTGGGTGAGTAAAATTTGAAAGGCAGCGTGCATAACTAGCTGCTGTCAACCGCAATAACTAAATCTTCCCGGGGCAACTTAAAGCCCGAAGGCCACCATGCCGTAGTAATTTCTGCATCATTGGATCGTTGGATCGTCCACGAGCAGCATAGGTCAAATTTGTTGGAAACAAGAAAAATATCGATACCCCTAAAGGGGCAAACCAACGGCTGAAGAACCAGGCCAAACGCATTATTGAGCGTGCCAAAAACTTAAGTAAGAATGCTGGGTTGCGTTCAAAAGTCGACAAGATGTTGACTAACCCGTCAATAATGGCGTTGATCCCTCACGGTGATCAGATTTCTAGTGGCTATAAGACCGTTAAGACACGCATCAAACAGGCCAAGTCCTTGATGCCAGAGAAGAAAGCCGTAGTTTCTCCTTGTTTGAAGAAATGGTTTTCTGCATTAACTACACCGTTCGCGCAAGACGCTCAGATGTCATGCATTCCCGCAGGGAGCAATATAGACTCTGCCCGCTACATGTGTTATGTCCGAGGGGATATTTATATAGGCACCGCGGGCTTGGGATTCCTGTCTTTAGCGCCATCACCATACAATGACACCGTTGTTGGCTACGTGTCTAACGCCCTGTTTGGTGGTGTCAATTGCTCTGTACTAAGCGCACCTAACACTTTGGCTGCAGGCGTCAGCACATTGAACTTTCCGAACGCTCGGTATTCATCAGTGCAGGCGTTAGCGGGCCAATACGCCCTACCAGTTCAAGCTAGGATAGTGGGCGGGGGATTGAAGGTGTATTATACAGGCACTGAGTTAAACAAATCAGGTTTACTAAGTATATATACCAACCCCACCCATCAATCATCAGCGTACTCACAGGGTAACCCCGCTACTCCCGCATCTCTTGGCTCATTGCAGGAGACAGCCATCATTCCAGTCACTAGAGAACCTTACGAGTACCCTTTAGCTCCACTGAAAGAATCTGAGTTGAATTATGTTGATTTCACTCCAAACTTCGAAGGTGGCACAAACACGCCTGCCGCAACATTGTTTGCGTACCCTTGGAGTGGTGGAAATCAATTTGTTACACCGACATTTAGTTATCAACCTGCCGTAGGGCCCTACAGTTCTTTAGTGGTTGCAGGAACGCCCACAACCACGTTAGTTGTGACGGGGGTGGCTGGGCAGACGTTACATTTTGAGTACGCCCTCCATGTTGAGGCAGTTGGTGATTTAACTGAAGGCATGCGCGTTGGGGCTGACGCAGACGTAGTGGGTGTAGACACTATGATGGCAGCTTTGAGTAGATTCCAGATTGCACGGAACTCAAAACCTCATATGAGCGCTGCTGCCGTATTGCGAGAGGAGTACTCCAATGTTGCTCGCATGAGGGGAGCCAAAGTGGCTTTATAGACACCGATGTCGGGGATGAACGACTTTTTTGGGTACATGAGTTTGAACGAGAGGCTTTGAGTTTTATCCTGTTGGTGGGTAGTGGACTCGTGGTTTTAGTCGTATATTCAATACTTCAAACACATAATTAAGGAGTCGTCCGATAAATACGATGATATATATAATTTGTATAGCCTTTTTACGCCTTTTTATGGCTTTACATATAGCAAAGGTAATGACGACCCATTCACAGACCGGCGTCGCTGAATGCTGGTGAACCCGCCAGTTTATGGGGGTGAGCTAGAGCTAGGCATCAAATTCTCGATTGTGGGAGTAACTACCCCACTAAGCCATTTAATGGCCACAACATTTTTTGCGCAGATTTTTGTATAATAACTGTCATTTAAGAAACTGCCTTCAGCTTATGCTGACGAGCACCGAATAATGTCCGATACACGAGATATGCGTTACGAAGAACCTGCAGCTACACAGAAGAGTAGACGACATACTGAGGCCTCCACAAGAGGACCCTCGAGTTTAATTTGTGAACCCCTATTTGGTCTAAAGGGGCATATTACGCCACATTACGAATGGCTCAATGGTAATGCAAACCATGTAATATTTAAATTGACCCGTACCCTATTGGGTTCGCACAACCGCCATGGAATAGTTGTAAAAGAACATATTCCGGGGGTACCTATTGTTACAGGTTCTCTAAACGGTTCACATGGAGAGTGGACAAATGGCGATGACATGGGCGACAAACAACCTCGATCGTACACTATAGACGAGGCATTGGATGTGCTCAGACTCAGTAAGGTGGCTAGCAACCACCAGCATCACAGTAATACCAACAACCCACATAAGAAGAAGAAGAAAGATACTTCCTCTTCGGATGGGTCAAACGCGTCCAGGCGTGTTAATAAGAAAAAGCCTGAAGACAAGCCACCCGAAACCCACGTGGATGGACTTGTAGCTCCGATAGCAAAGCCTGTATCGTTGATAACCACGCATGTATGCGTTGATTTTGAATTGTGTAACACCCCGACTGGTCCTGTTTTAAGACATAACCTATTAGAGGACACCTTCATTGGGCCACAGCCCAAGGTTTTAGTTAAAAACCATGGGCTTGGATGGTACCAAGTTAGTAGTGATCCTTTAGAAAATTTGAAGTCGTGTTATCCGAGCCAGGCATGCGAAATCGTTATGCTAGGTTCATATACAATGAGAGATATAAACGGAAATGTTCTTACACATGCCGCCCGTGCGTATACAGTATTCACTCCCCTATTAAATGCCGCAAGGCAGAAGTGCAGAGGGAGTACAGCCGACGCACACTTTTGCAATGGCATCTACAGCGTCTTGAGTAGCTACAGTAGCGAAATGACGGCTAATGTAGCAAGCCACCCATACCTAAGAGAAACCTGCGAATACGTTATTGATAGCAAGCATTACATCACATGTCAGGCCTTAAACTCAACTGAGTTAATTGGCAAGATAATGAACAATGGATCAATCATTGGTAATGGTGACTTTGGAAGGGAGAGGGCTGCCATTGGGATATCTATCAGGCATGGCTTAAACAATCATGGGCAGATGTGGACAACGTCGGCGCTACCGACTTCATTAGCTAGAGATTGGCTAATCAGGGACGACCTGGAGATAAAATACCATGGTCAAGCTTGTCTGGTGGACGAGAAGTATATATCTTTTGGCGCAGATGTACTGCATAAACCTATAGGACATCGTACACACTTTGTTCAGTTCATGGGTAACAACTGTTTTATTGATGGGCAATTTACTGCGAGGTCCATGGAAGACAGTATCAAACGGCTTGTCGGCCAAAGAACTGATGAAGCGGTTTACCGAACTAACGCCTTGAGTGTAGCCAAGTGGTATAGGCAAACACGGGAGCACAAGACACAAAGTGGAGTTGACTATATGTCCATAGGGATAACTGCCCTAATAGGTCAGCGGCATAGCGGGAGTACAGAATTGTATCTTGCGAACTTGGATAATGAGCAGTATCCATGGAAGGCACCGTTTATCCTAGCCGCAATTAAGCGTTTCACCAAGTTAACTAAACCTGGACTGTTGGAGGCAGCTGTTGATTTTGCAAAGAACAAGGCGAGAAATACGTACTATGGTGTCTGGAAGCTATTTAATGAGCACAACCCATGGGAAAATCGTGGAGTCACCAGCTCTTTGCCTCATATCAAGCAGCAATTGAGGATACGTATCCACAAAGGTATGCCTTTAGACGATGAAATTGGGCTTAAATCGTTCTGCACAACTATAAAATCCCAGATGAAAACCGAGTGGATGAAACCTGGGAAGTCAATCAGATTGACTGCAGATATGGGTGACACAAGCATCTATGCCAGCTCATTACCTGCATATGTCAAGATTGCAACCCATGGTATCACCGAGTATGTCATCAATGGAGTTTCTCTCCGCGTCTTCGTTTATAGTAAACCAACACCAGGAGATTTTGAGTTGATAGCAGCTGAGATGGCCTTCGCTTACCGCACAGACAATTGCATTTTTATTGCCATCGCTTCGGATGATAGTTGTTATGCGGGGCGCCTAGCTGGAGTCAGTTTTATGGCGAATGTGGATGTCACGTCGAATGACTCATCGCAAGAAACACTCGCTTTTGCTATGGTCTACGCGCAACAACACCATATCGACCCCGACTTGGCAAAAGGCTTACTTCGGGGCGTGCTGCTACCATTTAAGGTGGTTTCGCCCACGGATCCTTTGACTTCAATTGAAATCAAATTCCATGGGCCAATGGAGCCTTCGGGTCATCCTGATACGACTGTGTATAACAACGCCGGGAGTTTTTTAATAGCTATCCACGCATTTGTTGAGTTATGTATGTTGAGGGAGCGGAGTGCTGTTGAGGGATACAGTATCGATGAGGATATGATTCAATACGCTATTGTGTCTGGAGCTAGGCATGTAGGTCACTTGGTTACTTACGAGCGCTGCTCAAATATGGCCGAGATTCAGTTTCTGAAACGGTCATTTGCTTGGAGTTCCAAGCGTGGGTGCTTCATTCCTGTAATGAATGTCGCAGCCTACCTTAGGTCATTGGGTACAATAATTAATGACCTTGAGTGCAAGAACCTGGGGATGCTTCCTCAGGTTTTTAGCGCGACACCACCTGACGAGAGGATGAAACTTTTCGTAAGTTCGGTGGTTGCTGGATGGCGGCATGAGAGTGGTAACTCGATCCTTCAAGCCTTACGAAATAGGTTTGATGCCCGTATTACGGAGGAAGTGCGCGATAAATACGTACACTTCACAGTCTCTGAACAGACTGAGGTTAGTGATTACTCTGATGAGGAGTTTGGTGACAGCTGGTTAATGGACCGGTATAAATTGTCATCAGTGGAACTCCAGGAAATTGTGCAAGCAATTTCCCACTGCGAGCTAGGGGACGAGTTCCATCTAGCAGGGCTAACAAAGATCTATGAAGTAGACTATTCTCTTAAATCGACGGAGGATACGTTGAGACTTCTATAGGTGTGTGGCTCACCATTTTTGCAAAGAACTTTTTTATAACACTTTGCAGAACGCC